GATGGTTGGGTAACGCACTACATTCCTTTATTTGAAAGAACAGAGTGAGCGTATGTGCTACAACGAGTTCGGGCTATGAGCCTGTACTTGTATGGCTTATAGCCCGTGTTGTAGGTAGTAAACCTACGGATTTGAAAACGAAAACTTAATTATATGAGAACTTTAAATGTAAAAAAGACAACAAAAAAAGAGGTGCAACAAAAATGGAACACACCCCTACCAATAATATGGGATGACACATTGTATATAAGGTGTAACGCAAAAGGAGTGGTTAATTGGGATGTTGCCCCCGTTTTTCGACCCCAAGAATTAGTGGAACGTGGAAATTATGTAGTACACGAGTAGGCTTATTACCTACAACGTTAAATATACCAACCGTAGGCAATTAAAGCGAATTACTCACGGTTGCAGGCGAGAATCGAAAGATTCCGCCAATGGTTTGGTATATAGTGTTGTAATTTCGTGCGATTTAAACCGATAAAGATTATGAGTAAAATGAAAAATATAACTGCAATGTATGGAGTGATGGCAGCATTAAGTATGGAAAATGAAGGGTATGTAATTGGAAGAGATGTATTTAATGAAGAACCAATAGACATACAACCTAAACCCCCAACGGGTACAAAAGAATACTTCTTTAATAGTAGTGGTGAGTTTTCAACCGAAAGCATGCTAAAGGAAGATGTGGTTTTTAAATGTTGTGCCATAAATGATAAAAACGCTGTTAGAAAGTTCAAGCGATGGCAAGCATGAATTACAACGAGTAAAATGTATGGTGTCGTTTGAGGCACGAAAATGCATTATACATATTGTTGTGTGTAGTGCGGAATTTAAGAACTAAAATTTAATAAAATGAAAAATCCAAAAGCGTATAAAATAATAGCTCAAAGATTTGTAGTAAATGTGCTAGAGTGTAATAAGCCTATGCTTGATGAAGAAGGTATAAGTGAAGAAGAAGAAAAAGCCATTATGGACGAGTATGAAAAAATACTAAACAGACTTTATAATGTTGCTGTAAAAAATGGCGGTGACTTTAATAGATATACTGGATAGCATTACACTCAACGTAACGCAAGTATGAGTAGTGCGCCTTTAAAACTCGGAACTTTGAATTAAAAACAGAACTAATAATTAAAAAATGACACATAGACAAATTTACAACAAAGCGGCAAAATTGGCTAAGGAACACAAAGCCTTTTGCGATTTATTAGCAGACATTGAAAATGAAAAATTCGGATTTGAATTCGCTAGTACAGATAGCGATAGAATTATAGATACTATTAACTACGGGATTGATAGCTATGATTTTGATGAATACCTAAAAGAGATGAAATTTTACGCAAAGTCAGCAAAAGAGAATGATGGAAACGTAAAGGCAAATGGAATTTTTTAATTATGGTATTTAGAACACTAAACTCGATTTTAATCACGACAGTAAGCATTACTTATACTTGCTGTTGTAAAATCGTTTTAATGTTTTACAACAATTCGCTAAACACCATTGAATATATTCAACATGGAAAACTTTAAAAATCAATTAGTTAGGTTTAATAGCAATGAATACACTAATGAAGAACTGGTTGAATATTTTCAACTTATAGGAGAAAAATTAGGTTTTGTAAGCGTGAAAGAATTAGCCGAAAAATTAGGTAAAAGTCAACAAGGAATAAGAGGTAGTAATAATTACATGAAAATAAAATTTGGCTCTGTTATATTAGTGACAGATAAATTAAAAGAAAATAAATTCCCGTTTTAATTATGAAAAAAACAACAAACACAATAATAGGGGTGTGCATGGTAGCTATACTGGTTGCCTATTTTGTCAATCGAAATAAGGATAAACGCGTTCCAACACCTTACGAATCTAAGGCGATAAAATACGCTGATAAGATGGACTCGTTAAGGATTGAATCTGAAAAAGAGTTAGTAGCTTCTAAGGTTGAAAACGAATTGCTAAAGGAGGCTTTAAAACAAGTTGCCACACAAAAGGAAATAACAAGGCTTAGCTTAGACTTATCAACTGATAGTATGTTTGTATCGGTTAAGGAAAGAAGTTGTCTTAGAGATAGTTTAAAATTGAAATATAGGTTATGAAAAGTATTTGGACAGAAGAAGAAAACGAAATTAGAGTTCTTGAAAACCTAATGACCCCAAAAGGAAAATCATGTATGAATTGTCAATGGAGTAACGCCAATAAGGGTGATGAATTTACTACATGTGGGCACCATGTAGAGAATTTTTCTGTAACTAGCTTTTGTGGTTATTGGACTGATTTAAAAGACCCAAAAGTTAAAGCTTATAATGATTTTAGAATTAATGAAATAAAAGATAAACACAGCGAAAAAACAAAATGAAAACACTAACAACACTACTAATACTCACTTGCTTGTACTCATTTGGTCAAGTCAAGGTATTAAAAAACAAACATCTGCCTGGCTATTCACACAAAGACACCATCTTCACCGACCAAGAAGTATGGATTCAAGACTACAACGAAGAACTAGACCAACGAGTAGAAATTTTAGACAAACAAAGAAGGATTGATTTTCTACGTGGGGTACTAAAAAAGAAAGAAGTAAGCGAAGGGCAACTTGATTCAGTATTAACGCTTCTAATCAACGTAAAAAAGGAAAGTGATAGTTTATCCATCGTGATTAATTCGGGGCTTATAGAGGTAGGTAATGAAGTCATAGAGGAGTTTAAGACGTTAGAGGCTAGATGCTATTCTTTAAAGAGGCAACGAGACGATTTAGTTTTAGAGGTTAATCGATTAAAGAAAGTTAAGTTTTGGCTTTGGGTTTCGGTAATTAGCGAAGGGATTGCAATAGTCATATTGATTTAGAATTGCACTTTTAAAACAAACAATTGTAATTTTTAAAGAATCTTTAATTATTTTACTTTCCATATTTGGAACTATAATTTAATTCCTATACATTTGAATCATACTTAAAAACAAAGATTATGAAAGCATTAGAAACACTAAGAAAAAACAAAATAAGCAACGGACATTTTAAAATATCAACCGATATAGATGGTAAAGAATATAGCACAACAACAACTAACACAATGGCTATAGATGCTGCTTTTGATGAATGCTATGATGATGAAGATAATTCGGGTAGATACTACGAAACAAGAGAAGAGGCGCAAGATGCTTTAATTGATGAAATATTAAGAGATAACGTGTTATAAACATTAGTCACCCCGAAACTAAGTAGGGGTGGTGATAAACTAAACAACTATGAGTATAGAAAACCTAAAAAACAACTACGCGATTGAACGTGGTTACGAGTCATGGGCAAACCTTAGAAGCTGCTTTATTATGAGTCCTTTTGAAATGGGAACACATGAGGATAAATGTATAGAATACTGCATTAAAAGATATATGGAAGCTATAACACAGTCATAAATCAATTGAAAACTAAACAACCATGAGTTCAAAAAAAGAATACGAAAGAGAGATTAACAGCATAGACAACTTTACTGTGGCTATGATAATAATTGTAGCATGCTTAGGGGCTTGGGCTTCTGCGGTGTTGGGGTAACGGACAGGTGTATGGAAAGTACTTTTACGGATTTAAAAACTAAAACAATGACAGAACAAGAAGCATTTAATGACCCAGAAATGAAAACTATAATCTTACTTAGTGGATATGTAAGAGAATTGGGTGAAGGAAAAGATTATGAAACCACAACTTACAAATTAGCAGAAACGCTAGTAAAAGTATTTTCTATACACCATGTTAGCCAACAACGTGAACTGTTAATTGGCTTATTGACAAAACTTGAAAATGGCGGTGGAAATGCCTTTATAGATAAAGAACAAATTGTGGACGATTACTTAAAAGCCAATTAATTGTGGCTAACACGAAAATAAAGATAAGCGTTAAGCGACCCGATAGGGTTATCTTTATTTTCTGTTATAACTTAAACTAACTAATTATATGAAAAGCAAAGACGACAAGAAAGAAATCATTGACTTGACATTTCCAATAACTAAAGAAAGAGTTTTTGTAAGTACGTTCGAAAAGCAAAAAAACGGGAAATTTAAAAAAGTTAAGATAATAGAAATTGATGAAAACAAACAAGTAATTAATAATCATATTTTATGAAAAACAAAGAAAGAATTGAAAGACTAGAAAAGAAGGTTGACTATTTATATAAAGCAACTAAACTTTTAGAATCAAATATTCCTAATGAGGAATGGAAAAATGTAACGTGGTCAAGAGAAGATGGTGTTGACAAGAAATTTGAAAACGGAAAACTAATTTATTCATCAGAAAAACTAACCTCGCTAGACAATACTAAGATAGCTTTAAACTCACCAGAAGAAAATGAGGAAGTTCAGAAGATGGCTTTTGATTTGGGGTATAAGTATTGGGGGGATAATAAATTTTATTCTAATTCAGAATTATACGGATTAAAATTTAAAAAAAATGGAGGTACAAAGACAATGTTATGGAGTGAAAAACACGATTTCAAAATATGTTCAGATAAACAAATAACCATCTCCCAAATCAGAGAACTCCACAAAGAGAAGATGGAAGAAATCCACAAATCAAAAATGGAAAATCTTAGTAAAGCAATAAGTTCTATCGGAGAAACAATAATCAAGGGTGAAGAACTACCTAAGGATAACTGGTATGTGGTGGAAAATAAAGACAATATAAACATAATAAGATGTTGGTTTGGATACATAAACCCTTTTTCATCGTCATATGGTGTTATAAAAGGCGAAAAACACAGTTTATGCGCACATGAGTCATGGGGTGAATCATGCAAAGAAGTAACGACAGAACAATTCAAGAAAATAATAGGGTATAAAGAACCTGAAATGTACATGGGCTTCGAAGTAAAGAAATACGAAGAGCCTTACCCTATTGTTGAGGTTAGTGATAATGAAGATTTTGTTCAGTTTAAGACAAGAAGATTAATAAGCATAGATGATGATGTTAGTTACCCGATAAATATAGATGATTCAGAGCCTTTCAAATACATCCGCAGAGTACCTAAAGAGCGTCAAGTGTTTGGGTGATTAAATAATAGAGATATGGCTAGAAAGAAATGATAATCCAACAAAGCATAATCGAAGATTTAAAATACTTCAAAAGAGATTCAAATAAAACTAAAAACAAGATGAAAAGAGACTTAGCAATAGTGTCACTATCCGCTATTATATGTAGTGGGTTGTTTACTTATTTAGTGATTTTAATCTTTGGTTAGAAAAAAAAACCACGTTCCAAGTTTGGAAAGTAAAATAATAAATTATACATTTACATCACTACCCAGTAAAACAGCGATTAACGCTAAATAACAGCTGGCTACAAGGCGTAGAACTGGGTAGTATTTTAAATTATGAAATGGTGCAAAAAGAAATCCTCATTCACTTTAGAAAATGTGATTAAGAGAGTAAAAGAAATAAACGACAAACATCATTATGATGTGGTAAAGTATTTTAAATGTAAAAAGTGTGTTAAATATCATATAGAAAAGTTATGACTGAATTAGAAATAGAATTTGAAGAATCGCTTACTTTTGTGGAGGATAAAGAATCACAAAACAAGACAATAAGAAAACACCTTGAAAGCGGTCAATTAATTACTCCTAGATATGCTGATAGAAAGTATGGTATCATGAGATTGGCAGCAAGGATTAAGGACTTAAGAGACTTAGGGTTAAACATTACAACTACTATGGTAAGTAGAAATGGAAAAAGATTTGCTGAATATAAATTAGAAAAATGATAAACATATTAAACCCAAAAACCCCTATGATAGATAAGATTAGAAACGAGTGGAACGCTAAAGTAGATGTACCAATGAATGATAAGCCTACGGTTATACATCGTGACCAAGGAATGTTGATGTTTCATTTAATGTATGAAGAACTATTAGAATTTAAATACGCTGTTCAAGATGAAGAATTAACCGAGAAAGAAAAGATAGTTTTAATTGCTGATGCTTTGGCTGATGTTCAATACCTATTATTTGGTGCGGTTAATCAATACGGTTTACAAGGAGTATGGGATGACATCATGAAAGAAGTACACAGAAGTAACTTAACTAAAATAGTAGACGGGAAGCTACTTAAAAATGATGATGGAAAGGTAGTCAAGCAAGAAGGATATAAACCACCTAATTTGAAATCTATAATTTTTGGTAAATGAAACTATACTCAAAAGAAGACTTCTTAAAAGCTGCAGAGGAGGGCGAGGTATCCATGATTGATGCGGAACACGTTGTATCTTTGCTTGATGAAGTTCGTAAGCCAGTACCTTTAACGGAGTCTAATATTAGTGCTTTAGGATTTGAACACAAAAAATCTTACGAACACGACCAATACCATACAAATGTTTTTAAAAAGGGATTTATAAGCGTAGATTTTACTTACGAAGAAGATGAGTTAGTTGACTTAGAAGCTTCAATATCGGATTGCTATGTATCTGTAAACTTCGAAAAATTAAAAGCACTAAATACTATATTAAATGGATAAAGAATTACTATGCGACTTCTTTAAGTTCTTTAGAGACAATGGAGAAAATCATATAGGATTAACAATTGAGAAGTTTGTATAGTTGTTTTTGGATAACTATAAAAAGTAAATTAATGGAAAGACCTAAAGTAGAAAACTACAAAAGAGATAGCAGTAATCCAGTAGTAATAACTAATGATATAAAATCATTCTGTAATGACCAATCTATATATATAGATTACTTAGAAAAAAATCATTCGTATATCAAAGAATTAAAAATTAAATATAAAACTCAATTAAAAACAATTAATGAACTTGTAGGTAATTCAGAAGATGGTGATACCGCTAAAATACTAGCTGTAAGACGCTTTATAATTTCTTTCATAGATGATTTGGATAAGTTAATTAAAGAAAATAGTAAGTAATCAAACCCCACTCTTATCACATGGTAGGGGTGGGTTAAAATAAAGTGAAATAAATGTTGAATAAATACTTAATATACATTATTATTGTAGTGTATTAATCGCTAGTGCAGAGGCGTAGAAAAATCATTAAATCCATTGCTTAGTAAGGGCTGCACTCCTGAAAAGCAATGGTTTTTTATTTTAAAAGTTACTGGTAAACTTAAAACCTTTAATCTTATGGCTAATATAAAACTAGTCTTTCAAGGCACTGAAGAAAGCTCAACAGAAAAAACAGAACTAGAGTGTTTTTTGAATAGTTATGGCAATCAAATCACAATATCTTTAATAGACACATCTTGTGGTCAAGATTACAATACACAATTTATATCACTAGATAAAAGCACGGCTATTAAGTTTGCTAAAACACTACGTACTGAAATCAATAAAATACAATCGTAATGGCAAGACCTGAAAGAAACAGTGTCGACTACTTCCCTTTTTATTGTGAGGAAGGAGAGAAAATGTTTTACATCGAACAGACATACGGAAACGATGGTTTTGCAGTCTTCGTTAAGATACTAAGAGAACTTGCAAAAAAGGATTATCACTACTTAAACCTATCGGAGCAGTCTAGTAAAATGTTTCTAGCTGCAAAGTGTCGGGTAAATATTGAAGTGCTTGAAAGCATAATAAAAGACCTTGTGATGCTAGGTAAGTTTGACAAGATGTTATGGGAAGAAAACAGCGTAATATGGTGTCAATCATTTATAGATAGTATTAAGGATGCTTATAGTAAGAGAAATTCAAACTGTATTACTTATGAGGGTTTGTTACAACTTTTGAGGGGTTTAGGGGTACGGAAACCCCGAAAAGAAACCCTTAAAGGGGTCGATAATCCACAAAGTATATTAGAGTATATTAAAGAAGATGAAAGAAAAGTAGATAACAAGAACGAAAAGAAAACATATAGAAAATTCGCTCACTTATCTTTATGTTTAGAAGATTTCGACAAGCTGAACAAAGACTACTCGATAAAACAAATAGATTCAATTTTAGATAGTATAGAGAACTACAAGAAAAACACGCAATACAAATCGCTATACCTTACTGCTAAGAAGTGGTTAGAAAGGGAACACCCAAACAAAGTTCTTAAAGGCGAAACAAGTAAGAGTAGTTATAGTTTTCCTATGGGTAGATTTGAAACAAAAGAGCAATTCGATGAATGGGAAATGATGGTTAAATTCTCGTATGAGAAAAGAGGTGTTAAAGTTCCTTACGATGAATACATAGAAAACAGAATTAAAATAGAATTGAATGAGTGATTTCTTTAGTTGGGATTTAATAGACCTTTCAAAAATAAAAGGGTCAAGTGGTGAGGTTGTGTCACTATGTCCAATATGTTCACACACAAGAAAAAAGAAGTCTGATAAATGTTTGGGGGTAAACCTTGATGCTGGTTTAGCGCATTGTTGCCATTGTGGTGCTAAATCAAAAAGGAATATAGAGGAAAAGGTTTTTGAGCCGAAGGAATATGTTATTCCAAAATGGAAAAATAACACCAACCTACCAGACAAAGTAGTTAACTGGTTTAAAGACGAAAGAAATATCTCTCAAAAAACACTTATTGACAATAGTATTTCTTACGGCATGGAGTGGATGCCACAAACACAAAAAGAAAGTGGAACTATACAATTTCCATACTTAGCAAAAGGGAAGGTTATCAACGTTAAGTACAGAACCGCACAGAAGCATTTTAAGCTATGTAAGGACGCTCAAAAAATACTTTATGGTGTTGACCACCTAAAAGGAAAGAAAGTCGCTTATTTCGTAGAAGGAGAGATTGATAAATTAAGTTTTTACGAGGCTGGTATTTACAATGTTGTAAGCTGCCCTAATGGTGTTGCTTTATCAATGGATGAGAAGGCTAGGTTTGAATCGTCAGGACAGTTCAATGATAACAACGTTTTGAACCTAGACTACTTAACTGATTCTATGCAATACATAGACCATGTTGAAAAATGGATTCTATGTACAGATAAAGACGCTGCAGGTCAAAAGCTTCAAAGGGAACTTATAAGGAGGTTTGGTGCTGAAAACTGTGAGATATTAGATTTGAAAGGATATAAGGACGCTAATGAGTTATTAGTAAAGGAGGGTGTAACAGCTTTTGAAAAATTGATAAGTGTGCCAGTTCCAATCGATGGGGTTTATTCAATTGAAGATGAATGGGATTATATCCAAGACATAAGAGATAATGGATATAAAAAGGGTAGTGGAATAGGGGTTGAGTCTTACGACAAACATTATAAGTATAGATTAGGAGAGATAGATTTAATAGGTGGAATACCTAATCACGGTAAAACAACTTTCGTTGCTTGGGAGATAGTTTTAACAGCTAGGTTATTTGGTTGGAAATGGTGTGTTTACTCTCCCGAAAACTACCCAGCTGGTGAGTTGTATATTTCATTGATAGAGACATATTTAAACAAAGATGTGTCAAAACAAGGGTATTTACCAGCGTCAAATAGCGACATGGAAGAAGCAAAAGAGTTTATACACAACCATGTTTATGTAATAGATTGGGATGAAGATGATGTTTTAGTAAATCCAGAAATGGTTTTAAACAAGACTAAAGAACTAATAAAAAGAAAGGGTGTGAATGCTATGTTAATAGACCCTTGGAATGACTTATATCATGAGTTTAAGGGAGGTGAAAACGATGCTAAATACCTGCAAAGAATACTATCTCAATGTAGAAGATTTAAAAGAAAGTATAATATTAAATTCATAATAAACGCACATCCAATTGTAAGCAAGATAAGAGAAAGGGAAGAACACCCAGAGCAAGGGGATAGACAGGCTGTAGTTTGGTTTTATGATGTAGATGGAGGGGCGATGTGGGGTAACAGGATGGATAATTGTAGAACAATTTACAGGAATGTAACTGATGAATCATACAGAAATACTACAGAGGTTCATGTTCAGAAAATAAAACATCAAAAATTAGTTGGGTTGCCAACAACAGACACGCCAATTAAAATGATTTATAGTGGTAAAAGGTTTCTAATAAATGGGTTTGACCCACTAGACATTAAGGTAGAAAAACCAGATTATGTACAAAAAGACATATTCCAAAATCACTCAATAGAAGATTTTGAAAACGAAGATTGCCCATTTTGATATGAACCCATTCGAGCAAAAAATAATACTAGACAAGCTATCTGATTTAGAATCAAGATGGAAAATAAAGATATGGAATCAAGACGTTAATAAGATTGAAGATAATAAATCCAAGCATTCAGTTTGGTTGGAAAAGGAGTTTGAAATAATTTGTAAATAATACATCTAAAATTATTTTCTTACATGAATAATAATTACCTTTGGTTAAAGTAAACAATATTATTATGAACATAGGGGAATCAATAAGAATTTTAAGAAAGCGCGAATCAATGAATCAAGAAGAGTTCGCTTCAAGTGTAGGAATAACTCAATCTTACCTTTCGTTAATTGAGAAAGGACACAAGAAACCAAGCTTAGAAGTTTTACAACAAATGGCGGATATATTGAATGTTCCTCTACCAGTATTGTTTTGGTTTGGGATAGAGAGAGAGGATGTTCCAGAAGAAAAAAAGTATGCCTTCGATATTTTAAAGCCTTCAATAGACAAGCTAATTAACGAGGTGTTTAATTAAGGAAAAGGAGTTTAATAAAATATGTAACTAAAAATTAAAATGGAAAAAGCAATAGAAGCATTACAAGACAAAATAATTTTCATAACTGGTCAGATAGAATTAACTAAATTAAATAGCCAGTTCGCAAAAGATACTGTTTTAAGAAAATGGAAAAGCGATATTGAAGAACTTAAAAAAGCGCAATTAATATTACAAAAATCACAGTAACAACTACAACTAATTAGATATGACAGCACGAAAAGAATCACAAAGCAAGCTAGATTGGCTTTACATATTAAGGGATGAGGAAGTTTTAGCTTTAGAAAAATTGGATATATCAAGAAGTCTTATTGACTCTACGATGCAGATAGAAGCACTCAATGAGCTTCAAAGAATATATACTGACTTTGCATTTGCGGAATATTTATATTCGTTTGGGAATGGACAATACAAAATTGATTACTCTTATTATTCAGATTGGAAAAATAATAAAAAAATAAAAACTATACATTCTGAAATTGAAAGAGAGGAAAACAATAGAAAACTATAACTAATTAATAAGATGGGAAATAAAGAACTAGTAGATTTCGTAAACAATGATTTACCATCAGATGGAGAGTGGTGGTGTGATGGTAATAAAGATAAGTTTCACGAGGCGTGCGGAACTATGATGGCTTATGGAATGAATAATGACACTATAAAGGAGTTGTTAAGCAATTTGTATTCAGCAGTATCTAGCGAATATGGTTATTAATTAAAACAAATCACTTCCATATTTGGAAAGTAAATAAAGTTTGTATAGTATTGTATTAACAAAACGAAAACGCAATGAAACACATACACTTAATTCAAAGAGACAACGTAGACTACTTCAAAAAACAATTGAGTGTAGAAACTTCTAAATCAAATGTAAACCTAAAGCATAGCGATACTATTCACTTAATGTTTGAAGGTGTAGCTACTTTATTTACTGCAAAAGGAGACGATTTAGAAATGGAGTTAACACCTGGCGAGCGTGAGAAATTCAAATATAGAGAAGATGGATGTTATTATTTCGATGATAGCGCATTAATTGAAGATTTAAGCAATGATTTGAATTTTGTATTGGAGTTGTATTTTCGGACAAGGGATTAACGACCCTTGTAAAAAGTCGTTTTAATGCTTTTTACATTTTGTTGTAGTGAGTACGGTTAAATTTAAGATAATGAAACAAAAAGTAGTAACACCTAAAATAAAAGATTGCTTCTGTGGCTCTAAAGCTAAAGTGGTATGGATGGATTATGATAACTTCCAAGCTCACTGCATAGATAATGATCACAGAATAACACCTGAAATGGGTAGTGCACACAGGGCAGTATGTAGATGGAATAACACTTTAGATAAAATGCAAAAGTAGTATTCACTACAACACGAAAATAAAAGAGCTTGTGCGGTCCGTGCAGCGAAGCGGAATGGCTTTTTATTTTCTGTTATATTAAACTAAAAAACATGAAAGAACAAATAGAAAAAGCACTAGAAGAAGCCCATTAGAAAGTATTTCAAAGAGGGTTAGAAGTAATGTGTAGTGATAGTATATTGGAGTTAATTTACTCCGCTTCTATAGTCTATAGTGAGGATGATTTTAGGGATTTTACAAGAACACATATAAGAGAAAGTATAAATCAAGCAATTAAAGAAAGTAAATAGTTATGGCAATACATTATTTAAAATCACGAAACAGCGACTACTTAGCTGGTACTGACTTAGAGATATTTGAATTAGAAGGAAAATCTAAATCATTAACGATTAAAAAAGTAGAGTACCAAGAGAACTTCAAAGTTAACGGAAAGATTAAACCAAAAGGTTTGGTTGCTAATTTTCACGAAGAGTACGCAAATCCTTTGATAATCAACCCAACTAATGCACGAATCATTAAATCTTTAACAGGTATAATGGACGCTGAAAAATGGGTTGGTTTTACGTTGACATTTTGGTTTGATACAAAGGTAGAGATGAAGGTAAGCAAAACGGAAACAATCAAGGGAGGAATAAGAGTTAAATCTGTTAATACAAATGGTCTAGTAGCACCTTTAGAAGATATTACCGCTCGTATAGAAGGCTGTACTAACAAAGCTGAATTGATGAATATTTGGCAAGACCTTGACGAGAAGCAACAAATAGAATACAAAAATAAATTCACCGAAAAACTAGGTAAGCTATGAGATTTGACGACTATTTATTTAGAAGCCATTCAGTAGGTCATATAATAAATGTTCCAACACCTTTGACGCCTAATCAATTGGAGACTTTAAACGCTTATAATGATAGGTATAATGGTAATGGTAGACCACTAACGCAAAAGCAGCAAGAAGACAGGATAAGTTTACTACACAAGCAAATAGAAAGCGGTAAGTATAGTATATCTGATGCAACCAAGAAACTACTAAGTCAGCTTGTTTTTGCAAAAAAATACAAGAGGACTACTGTGTTAAACGCAAATCAAATTAAAAAAGGATTGTCCGAAGAAAAGGAAGCAAGGGATATACTTACAAGGGTATCAGGCTTGTTCTTGACTGCATCGGAAGAGAGAAAATCTAACAAGTGGGTAACTGGCAAAATAGATATCGAACCAGATGAAGTAATAATAGATATAAAGTCATCTTATAGTTGGGAATCATTCTCAAACATCTTACAAGAAAAACCAAATCAAATATACTTGCATCAAGGGGATTCTTACATGGATTTATGGGAGAAAAAACACTTCCTACTTTGTCACGTCCTTACAGATACACCTATCAACATTCTACAATCAGAAATAAGAAAAGCAGATTATCATCAAGACTTTATGTCAATAGATGGAAACGTAAGAGACGAAAAGATTTCAGATGTTAAGCAAATTATAAGCAACCATATATTTTCAAGAAAAGGAATAGAGAATTTTTGTAACTTCTCACCGTTTGCAGAGATTGAATGGTTTGACGATTTTATAGAGATACCAGAAAAGGATAGGGTTCACATGATAAGTCACGATTACGACCCTGTTAGAATAGAGCAAAGAAACGAGTGTATAAAAATATGTAGAGAGTTTATGAACACAGTAACACCAATAAATAATAGCGACCTTCTCTAAAAGTATAACAAGTACTATTACTGGAAGAGGTAACGGCAAAGTATAAGGAGAGAAGCCACACCTAGAATTTGGCTATTTATTACAAAACTTTGATGGGCTTTTCACTTTATACAGTGTTACCCATCTTTTAAAAATGGCGGACAAATGAAAGCTAAATTAGATAAGATTAACGGAATTGATTACTTGACTTTTAAGGTGACAGAAGAAATTGGATTGATGCAATTGCCTGTAATAACTAAAGGAACAAGACAAGGCACAAATGCTTGGACTTGGAACGGAAGTTTGGAAAGCCCAACACTAAGACCAAGCGTAAGAACAAACTACCACAATGGTAAAGAAATGACTGAAATACATTACTGGCTTAATGATGGAATTGCTGATTGCTTGGGCGATTGTAAGGACGGAAACGCTGGCAAGAAACTAACTTTATTAGAAGTAGAACAGTAGCCATTTTTTATTGTGGGTAACACAGTTGTATGTGTCATTGAATATATTCAACAATTAATAAAATAAAAATCAACCAGTTAACAATAAAACAGATGAATTAATTTAAGGATATTAGGTTGAAAATATTCAACTAAAAATAAATATGTTATGAAGAAATTAAAAGGAATAGACGGAAAACTTGATGACGCATGGAGCTTGTTAGTAAAATTAAGGGGTGGTAACAAGTGTTCTGTATGTCTTAAGACAAGTCTGCTTAACTCACACCACATTTACAGCAGGTCAAATAAATCTGTGCGTTGGGATGTGTTAAATGGTATATGTTTATGCGTAGGTTGCCACACGTTCAGCAGTAAGTTTTCGGCACACAAAACACCTACGGAGTTCACGTATTGGCTTGAAAGAAAGTATGGTAAACCATTCATGGAAAAGTTAATGTTAAAGGCTCATGGGTTAGGTAAGTTTACCCCGTTTGAAAAGGAAATAATGTTGAAAGAATTAATGGAAGAAATTAAAACTTATGGGAACTAAAAAATGTATGAATGAAGTAAGGATAGCAGCGGACAAGAAGAGGAGAGAAGAAAAAAAGGTTTTTATCGATTCTATTAAACCAACATTCTATTCTTTGGAAAATGATATATGCATGATGCTAGGTTTAGATATTAATCTGTTCAAGTCAAGATATCACAAAAGAGAATACGCAGACGGTAGAGCGATGTTGTTTGCAATCATGAGACCATTAACAAAGGATGTTATAGGGTTAAAATTGCTAGGCGGTATACACCGAAAAGGATACGATCACTCAACGCTTAAAACAGCTCTAAAGAAACACGAGGATTTGTACGGTAGTGATAAAAGATATACTCAAATGTTTGATTTATTAAAGTAATGCCCAACAGTTACGACAAGCCATTAACAGCACAACAGTTCTACGATAGCATTAAAGACAAAGATTCTTACTATTGGAAAACATCAGGAAGGCATACATATGCTGTAATGCTGGATTGGGAGAAAAATAAAAAGAAGAAAAAATAGTTCCATATTTGGAAGGTAAATAAATTATAGTTAGTATTGTCTTAACGAAACAATAAGAAAATGAATTACAAATTACTAGGCTTAATAATATGCTTACTTTCTGGAATAGTTTCCTCGGTTGGTTACTTCTTTATCTTTAAAAATATGACAATGCAACAATTAGAATTAATAGTTTACTCGGTATTACTTATGATAACAATTCCTTTTGCAATTAAAGCGGTTAGGGATTTGATAAAGGAAGGGTTTGACCATTGGAAGGTTTAACGGCTCTAATAAAATGCAGTAGCGCAACCGCTACACTTGAATAGAAGCAATCACGCACCTTGCGCTATTCATTTTATTTTTTTGTTGTGGTGCGTTAAATTTTGAAACAATGACTAAGAAAGAATTTGAAACAACTGATGAACCTTTATGTATGATTGTATCGCTTGACCCCAGCACAGGAAAAGTGCTTTACGATACTTATGATTGGCGAACCCAAGATGGATGGCTGATAGACTTTAAAAAGGACTTTCCAAAAATGATGCACTTTTCTACTCTTAACCCTGCTGCCATTCGTGAACGAAAAAAAATGTTTGGACTGGTGTCTTAATGCACCACAACGTTAAGTATAACCGTTCGGGCGACTGAACAAAAAAAACAATATTAAATGAGCGAAAAGAAAGCAAAAAATACTAAATCTTCAAAAAAGTCAAACACTAAGCCTGACGGTTATACGTTTTTAGGAACTGTTGTTTGTTTTCCAAAGAACAAAATACATTTTTATCAAGATCATAGATTTTGGGAAGGAGTACCGACAGATGTGGAATTTACCGTAAAAGAGGCTTCTACACATGATGACTTTTGGCTGGTAGCTGATGGTTACGGTAATTTAGAAAAGCCAAATGCCTATGGTAACGGAAGTATTTGTGTGAAAGAAAAAGATATTAGATGGGCGTTATCCCAATAGTGCCTAACACGAAAATAAAAGAGCTTGTGCGTTCCGTGTATCGAAGCGGAATGGCTTTTTATTTTCTGTTATCATTAAAATAATTACTTCCATATTTGGAAGCGATAAGAATAAATAGTAGTATTGAATTAAATAAACTCAAAAACAAATGAAATTCAAAGGAAAAGTAACTCATGTAACACCTACAGAAAATGGTGAGGACAAAAAAGGTAATCAAACTATGAAGAACAACTTCGTAGTAGAAGAAACAGAAGGGAAATACCCTAGCAAAATTCTAATCAACCAGTACAAGAGCGGTGAACACGTTCAATACTTTAAAGAAGTTAACGTTGGTGAGGTGGTCGAGGTTGAATACTCTACAACAGTAAGCGAGTACAATGGTAAACACTACGGAAACAATAACATGTTCAGATTAGAAGTAATTGAAAAAGCTGACTTTATAGACGCTCCTTACTAATTAAAAACTTAACATAATAACGTGAATTTTTCAGATATTGAAATAATAATTAAAAAAATAGAAGATGCCAGCGCCTAAAGGAAACAACTACTGGGAATTTAGAAACAAGCACGGAGCAAATCACAAGTATACTCCTGAAAATCTGTGGGAAGAAGCAGTAGCCTATTTTGATTGGATGAAGGAAAGGGTTTGGAACAAGAAGGAAGCAATTAAAAGCGGAGAGCTTGCTGGAAGCGTTATGGATGTGCCTACCCAAACCCCAATGAGTATAGAGTCGTTTTGTTTGTTCGCTGATATAAGTCGTCAAACCTTAATAAATTATGAAAGTAACAAAGAAGGATACCAAGATTTTTTTGAAGTCACAACACGCATAAGGAATATTATAGACAGTCAGCAGTTTGAGGGGGCTACTGTAGGCGCTTACAATCCTAATATAATAGCTAGGAAACTAGGTTTAACAGATAGGAGAGATATTACATCAGACAACAAGCCATTACCACCTACTCAAATCATATTCACAGATGATATAAACGATGTCTGAGAATGTAAAGAAGATATTCCTACTACCTCATCAGAAGGAGTTTATTAAGTCTAAAGCTATGCATACAGCCATAGTAGGCGGTTATGGCAGCGGAAAGACTGAGGGAGGTTTATATAAAATCTTTTCTGTAATGTTGAGGAACAGGGTTGACACAGGTTATTACCTACCTACCTATGGGCTAGTTGAAGATGTGGCAATCAAGAAAGCTCCAATAGTTCTAAAGAGAATGGGGATAGACTACTCAATTAAAATGAAGCCTTACAACTTGACTTTAAAAGGGTTTGGTACAATGATGCTTAGATCAATGGAGAAGCCAGATTATATAGCTGGGTATGAGGTGGGGTACTCTATCATTGACGAGATTGACAGAATGAGCAAGAAAAAAGCGGAAGAAGCATTTAACGCCATAACTGCTCGTAATCGTGCTTTAATGGAGTTTGATAAGAACTCTATTGATTTTGTTTGTACGCCTGAGGGCTATAGTTTCTTGTATGATTTTTTCGTTACCAAGAAAAGCCCAAACAAAAAGCTTATCAAGGCTAAGACGTCAGATAATCCATTCCTTCCATCTGATTACATAGACCAACTAAGAGAGAACTATACTCCTGAGCAGTTAGAAGCTTACTTGAATGGTGAGTTTGTTAACATGACTACAGGAAGCGTTTACAGGGATTACAACAAGGAAAAAAACTACTCACCAAGGGAGATATTACACAATGATTTGCTGCATGTTGGGGTAGACTTTAATATGGGGAATATGAGCGCGGTGGTACATGTGGTAGATGGTTTGACGGCAACTGCAGTAGCGGAGGTTTCAAACTCTTATGATACTAGGTCGTTGGCAGAGGAGTTGAAGTATAGATATCCTAGACATCGAATCGTTATATACCCCGATGCGTCAGGCTCTAACAGGAAGACATCAGCATCAAAGACAGACGTTCAAATATTAAAGAGGTATGGTTTTACAGTCAAAAACTTAACAAGAAACCCCTTTGTTAAAGATAGAATCAACACAATGAATAATGCTTTCGAAAAAATGCTTTACTTTGTGAACCACATGAATTGCCCTTCATACTCTGAATGCTTACAACAACTACCATACAAGGGTAATGAGCCAGACAAGACAAAGGGATTAGATCATTTACCAGATGCTGGTGGGTACTTTGTTTGGTGGATGTTTGGGAAAGGAAAGAAAACAACTAAATTTTAATTATATGAAAAACAAGTTTATGTATTATATTGGAAGAGCGACAGGGTTTGTTTTGATTTGTCTTGTGTTGCTTACTAGCTATGTAGCTTTAAAGGTGTGGACTGAATGGTTAATTAAAAACTTATGGTAAAGAATACAATCTTCACAACGGAGCGATTAATTTCTTACACATTCCCTTCATCTTGGGATGACATAGATTACAGAACATTTAAGCTTCTTAACTTCGAGGATAAGACTGGTTTGTTTCATTTGCTTACTGGACTGGATAAAGAAGTAATTGAAAACATTCATGTATACAAGCACCTTGACAAAGCACTAGATAAGTTAATGAGTGTTGAGTATCCTAAGGAGTTGCCAAGCAGGATAAAAGGGGTTAAGTTGTGTGATAAGATAACGGGGGAATCTATCGGTCAGTACGAAGATGCTAAACTATCAATTAATCAAGATGGAGTTAACGCGCCTCCGATAGTAGTAGCTATATACCTACAAGAATCAAAGGGGTATGACTACGACAAGGCGCTACTATTATCTAAGGAAATAGAGAAGATGCCATTCTACATTGTGGTAAATGCGTACAATTTTTTTTTGACCAAATCAATAAACAAGAGGACTACTTGGTTAAGTCGCTTGCTCCTAATAATTCGAAGTATAGCGAAAAGATTAAAGCAGCTGGTTATGAAAAACTAGGAGAGGTGTTTGGTTTTATGGTGACTTTAAACGACTTATCAGAGGGATGTATGATAAAACAAAAAAAAATACTTAAATTGCCTGTGTCAGATATACATCAACAAATGATTTATCGAAGTTGGTTAACACATTGCGACAGGAAGTTTGAAGAAACGCTATGAGTGAGAAGTATATAAACGATTTAATCGAACAATCAGTATCACAGTTGCCCATCTCATTAGAGTTGGGCTTTGGTACTTTAAAAGACTTTGAATTAACTATAGCTTCTGAAAACTACGGTCTTCCGTTAATGTGGATACTGCCACACAATCAGTCAGCATCTAGCATACAATCTAGTAATGTAATGATAGATTCCCACGCTATATCTGGAATACTTCTAACAGATGATGATGTTGACCAAACAGCACAATCAAGACGTGAGAATGCTGAGTTCGCTGATAGCTTCATAGATACATTCGTATCAAAGCTAAATGAGAGTGATAAAATTACGATTAACTCTATAAGTAAATCTCCAATATATCGTGTTCATAATTCAATATCACAAGGAAAAGCCTTTGTTATCAATTTAACCATGCCAAAACAAACGCAATGTTGTTAGATGATTTAAAAGACATCGGAGACAAGTCAGTAAAATCATTGAGGCAACAACTCAAAGATAAGGATAGGGTCGCTACTGGAAAAACTTCTGAAAGCATTAAATCAATCATAACAGAAGAAGGAACTAATATCATCTTCAAGATAATCGCTAGGGAGTTTACTAACTTATTGGAGAAGGGCAGACCATCTACTGGGGTTGGTGTTAATCCATCAAAGGAATTTGTAGATAAGATTCAAGAGTGGATAGATGCCAAAGGGCTTGATTTACCAGCTTATGCGGTAGCAAAGAAGATTCACGACAAGGGTTATAAGGGTACTGACGGCTTGATAACTATACCGTTGCAAGAAATACTTACTGATATAAAAATAGCAGTAAGAAGGCATTATAAGGAAATAACTAAAACAAATATAATCAATGGGCTTCGAGGTAATTCAACGACCGTCTAGATACATTTTTGAAAGCGGACAAAGTTTTTCGGTGCAAAAGCATGTGTTTGAAGGGTCTACATACTTCGGAGGCTCGGGGTTAACGCTTGGGAATAGGTTAACAGTCTCTTTTTGGGTTGAATTAACTGGTATAGGTGATAATCCTATAGTTTCTTTTATTGATTCTTTAAACGCGAATAACAATTTTGTAATTTATGGGTCTGTAGTAGGTGGTAATTTAACTATAAACGCTGGTAATTTAACCAATATAGACACTAGTATAGCTCTTGATGGACTGACTCATGTTGCTGTAACTGCTAACGGGACTAGCGGAAAAGTTTATATTAACGGTGTATTTGTGGTTAATATAACAATACCAGTTTCTAAATGGTTAACACATGATGAGTTTTATATTGGTTACGATGGAACAGAGTTTTTAGATGGTATAGTTGATGATGTGGTTGTGTTCAATGGTGATTTATCAAAGGACGAGATTTCAAAGCTTGCTTTATCACCTTCTTTGTATCAATTAAAAAAATGGGGTGCGCTATATTCGTTTAAAAACAGAGAAGAGGTAATAGATGAAATTAACGGGCTTGAATTAACAGTAGTAAGCCCTAACCTTTCAGTATTTGGCAAGGAAGGGATAAACGAAACACCTCAATTTTTGTCACGATGGAATGCTGGTGGTGGAGAACTACCTTTGCTTTATAAGATTGAAAACGATTTATTTCCTACCAACAAAGTAGATACAGTTTTTGATATAATAGGCGCAACGGAGTCACTAGGAAGAACATCAATAGAGACTAGTGCAGACCATTTGTTAGACATTGGAGACTTAGTTTTTCACAAAGACTGCGAAAATGAAAGTTATAATGGCACTTACAGGGTTGTACAGATAGACTCTCCTACTGTTTACATTGTCGGTGTTGCATTTGTTGGCGATGAAACACAAGGAAGCACACAAAAACGATACGAGAACTACGCAATAAACGTAACTGTTTACGCTGGTTTATCAGATACGCACCCATTGAGTGAATTAAAACCAATAGAAGAGATAGGTAAGCTTAGCGTACAGCCAGACACAGACAACATATCTTACATTGATATAGTAGAGTTAGTTAAATCAAAACTATCCATTCAAAACCCATTATTTAAAGAGTATTACCCAGTTGATTTGAGTGCTTTCACTTACTTTTATGTAGAAGTAAGTGAGACGTACAGGGTGGGTGGTATAACTATCTTTGAATCAACGCCAACTGTAGACTCTATTAATAGTTGCGCAATAGATACTGAATTATTTACCGACCCTAACTTTGATAACGAACTAACATCATGGGAGCAGCTATGGACACAAGAGGAGTGGATTGCTGGGGTTAACGAGGTGACTAGTTCTTTCAGTACTCAACCAGTCACAAAGACACTAACACAGACGGGTGTTACTATCAGAAGCGGTGTAGGTTATAGGATAGAATGGGATAGTGATTTTGAAGGTTATAAGGAAGTTGTTTTGTTGTTTGTGTCATATAAGGGTGGTGTTCTTAGAATACGATCTAGCGATAAATCTGGTGTAATAAACAGAACTTTTTTAGGAGATTATCCATTAGTTGGTATATATATAGTAAGCTTAAACGGTATTGATTCAAGCGATGTTTCTTTATCAAAATTTTCAATAACAGAGTCTAGTTGTAATGTTTTCCTGTTTGCCACTAATTCAACTAAGCAGTTTCAAAACAAAACAGGAGGGTCTATGGGTGATTATGAAATTCACCAACTAGCCGAATCTAAGTTTATGACTGATTTTGATAAGCCTGTTTTATTTAAGGGCTATCCTTTTGCTTTATCTACCATAATAACAAAGGAGTCATTAGAAGGGTCTTTGAACGCAGATTCTTTATATATACGCAATATCACAGAGGGGGTAGATTACAAGATAGACACTTACGGTGACGGCGTTTACAGGGTTGGCGGTGACTTAGATAGTGACTTAGAAGAGATTGATGTTGAAATATATTCAGTGCCTCAGAACTACTTCACACTTTATTCTAACGGTACTTTTGAAGATAATACAGAGGTCGGTATTGTTAATTTCAACAGCCCTGAAACGGGCACGGTGAACATTCTTAAAGGAATATCATTATCGAACGCTTACTCTGGAAGACATTCCTATTTAGTATCTTCACCAGAATTTACATTTAGCCCATTGCTTGGTGGTTCTTTATTCCCTGTTCAGGATATAGTTGGTGGTCTTGATTATATAGTAAGTGCTAAAATACAAATCAACAATTTCAATCAAAACGATTTAGACGATACTTACCTTACATTATGGGTTTTAGATAGTTCAAACAATCGTATATGCGAAGATGAAGTGTTTATACCTTACAACGGTGGGGGTTGGCAATCATTTTCTAAAAAAGTATCTATACCAGAGGGTGTCACTTCTTATAAGATAGCATTCTTTAAGGGAGGCACTACATCGGCATACGGGGTATTGTCAGCCAATATTGACAACATACAAGTGGTAGGTCCATACGAAAAGGTTTCTGAAACTAAAACAATTCGAATAGACAATGAATGTGGAAATAGCGAGATATATTTAACATGGTTTAACTCATTAGGTGGTTGGGAGCAATACGTATTCAAGGCTAAAAAGGCATACAAGAGAACAATCGAGGGCAGCAAGTCTATTCGTAGGGATGTGTTTAATGACTGGGACAACTCCTTTATAAATGGGGAGTCTGATTTTGATTTTACGGAAATTGACACTTACAAAACCATCACGGTAAGAAGTCAGCACATATCACTATCTGAAAAATTAGCTGTAGAAAAGATAAAGACTAGCATTAAAGTACAAATGTTAGTTGACGACACGCTAACAACTGTAAGAGTAGACAAGGGGTCCTTCACCATATACGAAGACGTAGACAAGCTTCACACGATAGAATTTGACATTGATTTACCATTGGAATACATTCAAACTATATGATATACTTAGAAGTGTTTTGGCAGATAATACAGGGGTGGTTTCTTTACTTGTCCCCATCAAAGGAGTCTAAGGAAAGAAGGGCTGAAAGGATGAAGCATTGCAAACCATGCGCTAACAATGTAAAGGGTGTTTGCGTTTCTTGTGGGTGTGTGTTAAAGGCAAAGACACTAGTTAAAGACGCTAAATGTGACTACGGTAAATGGTAAGAATAAAGATAAACAACACCTTCTTAGAACTAGAGAGAGACTTTCAGATAGCCCTTAACTTATCAGTAGGTGACATTGCCGAACTACAATCTAGAGCTGGAAACCATACCTATTCTATTCAGATACCTTGGACAAATAACAACGCTAAGGCATTTAATTTTGTAGCCACTAACAACATTGATTTTAAAGGGTCTAAGAAGGTAGATGCAGAGATTTACCAAGGTCAAAACAGGGTACTAAAAGGATTTATAATAGTAAAATCGTACTCAGAAAAAATCTTAAAGGCTGTATTTTACTCGGGAAATAGTTTCTGGATAGACGCGCTAGGACAGCTAAAACTTACAGATATAGATTTTAGTGAGTTAGAACACCTTTGGAATGAGGATTCAATACTGAATAGTCTTTCGAACGGATGGGAGGATGGATATACGTATCCTTTTATAAATTATAACGACAAAAGCAATACTTCGTCCACCGAGTTCACAGCCAAACAATTTAGACCTTGTATGTTTGCTAAGTATTTGCTAAACAGAATTTTTAACGACATATACATAATTCCTAAAGGTCAGGTTTTATCAAATCCTGTTTTTGAAAAGATGATATTAGCATCTTCTAAGATAGATGAAAGCTCTTTTAAACCAGTCAAGTATAACTTTTTAGGAAAACCGATAGGAAGTTCAGACGTAATAAGTACCGAGAGTGAAAAGAAATGGATTTATGACCCCCAGGATTTAGGTGTTTTCGACATTAAGTATAAGTATTTTAACGAAAAAACAACTGGATATACAACAACACTAATGAATGCTTCTGATGGTAGATATACTGCTCAGACTAGAATTAATGTAAGGATAAAAGCCGAATCTATTAAGTGGAGAAATGCTGGCAATTTTGTGGGGGATAGCTATTACAAGTATATAGCAGCCTACTCTATATCTGTTAGGCGTAACGGAACAGAAATAATTGATAGTCAGGTTATAAATGAAGTTATTACTTTAGATGCTGGTGACTATATAGAGGTTTTCACAAAGAACAATAGCGATGTTTATAGTATCCTGTTCAATCCTAATGAGAATTTTCTAGTTAACTATTTAGATATTAGTTTAGATAGTCCAGTAACAGGAACAGCTATTACACCAGCATCATTTATACCAGACATGACTCAGTTAGAGTTTGTTAAAGATATAATGCTCATGTTTGGTTTGCAAGCTGACTACAATGAGACCACAAGGGCGATAGACTTCTTTAGTTACGAAGAGGTAATGCTTAATGAGGCTGTAGATTGGAGTAACAAGATAGACGGAAAGCCATCGTTTGATTATACAGCACTAACATCTAGGTATTCACAAGTAAACAACTTGAAGTGGTCAGAAGATGACAAGGACTTAGTATTAGAAGCTTATAAAGCAGCTAACAATAAAGGAGTTGGCGAAGGGTTTATAATCATTGATGATGATTCATTAAAAAAAGAATCTGATTTAATCACATTGAAAGCGTCCCCTACTTATGGAGAATTTACGCAGAATTGGAACGGATTAAACATACCATTCATACCAGAAGAGGGTAAGTACAGATACTTGTTGGTTAATCAAAACGTAGATACTATAGATGTGTTAGGTGTTGCCAATATAAGTATTGAAGGAGAAAACACAACGAAGGTTAATTATGCTTTCTTCGATGACTTATCGCACTTGAATAATGAGTTTTACGAGTCGCTAAGTTTTGAGGAAAAATTTAATAGAAGTTCATTAAAGGAAAATTATAGAGTTCTTGAAAACATTCTTAACAATGGATACATAATGAAGGTTAATGTGTTCTTAAAACCACAAGATATAACCTCGATTGATTTTAAGCGACCTAGATACATAAGACCTTTAGGGTTGTTTGCAATAAACAAAGTGAATAAATATGACTTCTCAAACAACTCAACTGAAGTTGAACTAACTAAGCTATAATGGAAGAGGAAATAATATCGGTAACTATTGACAACGCATCTGCTATTAAGAAAATTGAAGAGCAGACCGAAGTATTGAGGCAAGTCAATGAGCAAACAAAACAGCTTACTGAGCAAAACAAGGCTTTAACCAAAGCTAATAAAACGTTAGCTGACGAGTTTAAGACTGGTAAGATAACACAACAGCAGTTTAATGCAGCGGTAGCAGAAAACAACGCACAAATAACTCAGAATTCAACCAAAATAGCGTTAAACAAAAAAGAAACTAGCGACCTAACAAGCACTAGGAAGAATCTAATCAAGTCTTTAGACGTTGAGAAAGGAAGTCTTGAAGACATGAGGGCGGAACTATCACGCCTAACAAGTGCTAGAAACAAAATAAACATCTCAACAGAAGAGGGACGTAAGAAATTCGATGCTTACAACAAGACTATTAAGACGCAGAATGACGCTATTCTTGATTTAGAAAAGGCTGGAGGTAGTTATCAAAGACAAGTAGGTAACTACGAAAAGGGATTAAATTCTGTTAACCCAGCAATAGGCTCATTTATATCAGGGATCAAGGCTTCGACCACCGCAGCATTAGCATTTATAGCAACACCATTAGGGGCAGTACTAGCAGCTTTAGGGCTGGCTCTTGCTGCTGTGGCACAATACTTTACTAGAACAGAAGAGGGTGCGGAGAAGCTCAGGATAATAACAGCAACTTTAACGGTCGCATTTCAAAAGTTCCTTGATATAGTTGCAAGTATAGGAGGTGTTATAGTTAAGGCTTTCGAAGACCCACAACAAGCAATCAAAGACTTTTCAAACTTAGTAAAGGAAAATATTAGCGACAGGATAGAAGCTTTGTTTGATGTGTTCGGGCTGCTTGGTGAAGCAGTAAAGAAAGCTTTTGAGGGAGATTTTGAGGGTGCTTTAGAGAGTGCTAGTAAAGCTGGAAAGAAATATATCACAGAGGTTGATTTGATTGGTAGTGCTGTCGCTGGTGCTACTAAGATAGTCGGTGAAATGAGTGACGAGATTTTAGAGTCTGCAAAAAATACCTCAACATTAGAACGCGCTTTAATTAATTTAGAAAAGAAAGAAAACGATTTAATACTTACTAGAGCTAAAGCTAACTCCATTGTAAAGGAACAAAACAAGATAGCAGAGGACTTAACTAAGTCACTTGAAGAGAGAGAGGCAGCAGCATTAAAGGCTATTGAAGCCGACAACTTAGTCCTACAACAAGAGCTTCAAATAGCAAGAGAAAGGGAAAGAATCATTAAGGCTCAAAACGAGCAAACAAATAGTTTAGAGGCAGACCGAAAGAGAGAGATTGAAGCAGAAGCAAAAGTATTTGAGTTAAGAACGAGAAGTGCAGAACTTCAAACAACTTTACAAAACAAGCTTAACACTATACGAGCGCAAGATGCAGCCCAAAAGAAAAAAATATCCGATGAAGAAACGGCACGATTGGAGAAAGAAGCTGCGCAACTTGAAGCTAACGCAGAACTAGAAGCCCAGAGAATTGAAAAGGAAAAGCAAACACTCTTTGAATTAGAACTATTCAAGAAGGAATTAGCAGCACAAGCAATTGAAGACGAGATTATAAGAGCGGACGCGTACGTAGAGATAGAAAGATTTAAACTAGAAAGAATCCTACAAAATGAAGAGCTTACCAACGCACAAATATTATTAGCAAAAACAAAAGCGGCAGCAGCAGAGAAAAGCATTGAAGACTCAAAGCTGGCTATAACTAAGAAAAGAGAAGAAGAAAAGCAAGCGGTACAACTTCAAACTGTTAATGCAGTATCTGGATTCCTTAACGAAGCTTTCGGAAACTTCAAGCCTATTGCAATAGCTACGGCTACAATAGACGGTATACTTGCAGCGCAGAAAGCATTAGCGCAAGGAGGTATCTTTGGGGCAATAGCTGCAGCAACTATTGGGGTATCAACAGCAAAAAATATATCTTCAATTAAAAATACGAAACCAGCTAGCGGAGGGGCTTCACCCTCAACGCCAAGTAGTGCTAACAGCTTAATTAATCAATCGAACCAAACTAATAGGGTAACAGAAAGCATAGAGAACGCACCTAGACCAGTGGTATCGGTTGAAGAAATAACTTTAAGACAAAGACAAGTAGCAGAAATAAAAGAAACGGCAAGAGCATGATCATATTTGACACTGTAAAAGAACAAGTTCCTAGTTTAAGCAGAGAGGAATTTAACAAAATCATAAACATCTTAATAAGAGATGGTGCTATATCTTATACATACTCATACCATCAAGAGGTATATGATGATTTTAAAAAGTACCTTGAATTATATGGAGATGATACACAAGGAAGAGTACAGGCTAGGGATAGGGTTTGCAAGGAAAGAGGTTTCTCTAAAGTTACCCTATGGCGAATAGTCAAGAGGTTTAATTAAGCACACGGTTAACTCATAGCACTTTTTAATACTTTTTTATGTCTAAAATTAAGGCATGAACAATGAAATATTTATTTACTCATTTATAGGAGACGAGGAAAGCGGAGGTGTTACGGCTTCTCAGGTGCATCAATCTTTGTCTAAAATGGATGGTGATGTAGATGTATATATTAATTCACCCGGGGGAGATGTGTTTGCAGGTCGTACAATCTACCATGCTATTAAAGGCTACTCTAAAGGAACTGTAACTGCTCACGTAGTAGGTTACTGTGGGTCTATTGCTACTCTAATAGCCTTGGGGTGTAAAAAGATTGTGATGTATGACGGTGCAAAATTCATGATACATCAATCTTCTGTTGGTCAAATGAGCGGACGTTCAAGCGAGTTGAAGAGCATGGCAGATGAGCTTGAAGGAATCAATAATGATTTAGTAGAAGCATACCATGAGAAGACAGGCTTACCAAAAGAGCAAATCATTGCTATGATGGATAAAGAAACCACAATGAACGCACACACAGCTAAGGAATTAAAGTTTGTAGATGAAGTAAAAAAGTCGCTAAAAATTAGCGCAAGATATAATCACGTAATAAATAACAACATGGACAAAAAAGCAAAGTCAGCTAAGGAATTGCTTGCTTCTTTCACTAATTCTTTTTCTAAAATCTTTGGAGAAGGAGAGGAAGCTGAGGTATCAAACTTAGCTATGAAAACATCAGAGGGTAAAAACATTTACATTGAATCTGACGACATTGAGACTGCAGTTGGTAAAGCTGCATACATGGCAGACGAAGAAGGTAATAAGACAGAAGAGTTACTGCCTGACGGGGAATTAAGTCTAGAAGGTGGTGTAACATTGGTCATTGAGGGAGGAGTAGTTTCTGAAATCAAATCTTCTGAATTGGAAGAGGCTAGAAAAGAAATTGAAAACTTAAAGGCTCAAATCGAACAAATCACAGCACAAAAAACCACAGCAGAATCTAAAGTTGAAGAAGCCAAGATAGAGATGTTGGCGTTCAAAAAGCAGCTTGACGAATTCCAAGAGATGCCAGCATTCACATCAAAGGCTAAAATGATAGTTGTAAACGAGCAAAAGAAAAAGGAAAATAAATTAAAATTTGTAAACATTTAATACAATGGCAGTAACGGTAGATTTAGATTATACATACAATGGGCAAGAGGTCTTTGATGTTCTCTTAGAACCAGCATTACAGAACGAGGACATCTTAAAGATGTTTAACGTTCTAACAAACATTCGCTCAAAGCGACAAATGATAACAGCCGACCAGTTCGGTAGGGTTTCATTTGCTGGGGATGGTACTTGCGATATTCCAACACCTGTAGGAAGTACCGTGTTAAAAAACAGAACGCTTGAAACAGGGGAGGTACAAATTTACATGACTCAATGCGCGAGAGAATTTTCCGAAGTTCTAGCAGAAGAGGCATTGAATACAGGGATTGAAATATATGACCTTTCACAAACTGAAATCAATAACAAAATAATTCTTCCATTGTTACAAGAAGCAGCGAAGAGAGATTTATTTTACTTGATAAGCTTCGGTGATTTAGATAGTGCTGATGAGTTACTTTCAGCTGCTCATGGCTTATGGCCGACATTAATTGACGGTGTTGATGACTATACTGTTATTGATGCAGAAGTTACATTTAACGCTATACTTGAAGAAGATGAAGCTTTAGAGGCATTTGAAAAAATGTGGTCACTTGCCCCTCAGAAGTTAAAGGCAATGAAAGACAAGATTGTTCTTGCGGTTACTGGTAGCTTATATGACAACTATGAGAAGTCGTTAAGAGACAAGGGGATAGACAACGGTTGGACAAGACTACAAGAAGGTACTCCAAGCTTGAAATTCAACGGAATTGAAGTAGTTCCAATGAGAGGATGGGATAATGGAATCGCAGAATTTGAACTTGATAATCCTCACAGAGCATTGTTGACGGTAAAAGAAAATCATTACATCGGAGTTGAGGACATGAAGAAAACAGCTACTCTAAGCTTTTTCTATGATAGAAATTCTCGATTAAACAAATACGAGGGTAGATACCGAGTAGGTTATCAGTTTGTTCATAAGGATTTACAGGTAATAGCTTACTAATGGGGTGTAGATTAACAGGAGGTATCATCGCAGAGTGCGATGACCTCATACAAATTGGGGGTCTGTATAAGAAATCATGGCTTGGTAACGTAGAAGACTTGACGTTAGATTATGATGAAGACGGTTATGTTAATGACATCACCATGGCAGAGTACGGGTTTCTTTACGCTTTTGAAAGCAAGAAGAACAGTTTTAGTGCTGGACACTCCACTGGTGACTCTGGGGCAGGGGCTAATAAATTCTTTATACACACAGGGGTATTAAAGCTATTCCCTAACACACCAGCAGAAGACGAGGCGATAAAAGACCTACTAGTTTCTAGTGTGTTTATGATTGTTAAGACTCAGAATGATAAGTTTTTAATCTACGGTGCTAAGAATGGTATGAATGCGGTTACTGAGCAGAACTCAGGACAAGAGGCTGGCAGCGACATCACAGAGATTGTAACACTTAAGGGCGAAGAGAAAACTAAGCCTTTGAGAATCAAGATAGGCGCGGATGCAGCAGCAACAGAGGCGGTGCTTGATGGGTTGCTAGAAGCATAATTAAAAAAAACAAAATAAATGAAAGGCTATGTATTAATTTATGTAGCCTTTTTGTATTTTTAACCAATGAACCATTCAGAGGCATTAGAACTATTCAAACAGATAGACGGCAAGATAAGTTGTAAAGCATCATTTGGAGATGTGGCTAAATTTATTAAGCTTGTTAAGTACGTTAATCAATTTAAGAAAGTAAAGCTATCTACTTCAAAATGTCAGTTTAGATCAACCATGAATGAGATTAAATTCTTCTTAGAAAAGGTAAATGATTAAAATTATACAGATTTGTTTTGATGAAGAATCAAAAGCTAATTGCTTCAATCATGAGAATGTAGAAGTATTTTTTAACGAAGAAAACCCCCACCCATATTTCGAGAATAAAATAATAGCTGACAAAGTTCCTAATATAGAAGCTGATTATATAGGTGTTTTTTCACACGCATTTAAAAAGAAAAGAAAAAAGGATATTGATTTTATAATTAGGAAAATAAACAAAAATCCTGTTTACTCATTCTTTAGCAATATAAAGGATAAGAACGTGATTAGTCACATGGAGAGCTTACACACAGGCAGCAAAGAGATACTAAACTATATTTGTTTAAGGATTGGATTAACTCCATCAAACAAGCTTGCACCAATATATCAAAACCACTTTATAGCAAGAAAGGAAATATATAACGATTATGTGACATATCTAACCCATGCAATTGATTTGATGAATAATGATAAGTGGTTAATTGATAGGTGCAACAAACCAGCTATGAGAACGGGAAAGTACGCAACATATACGCTTCATACATTTGTGTTAGAGCGTTTATTTTCAGTATATTGTAAAAACAAAAACATTAAAATTGAAATGATATGAAAATCACACACCATTTAAATATAATCAATACAACAGCTAAGGTAATCAACGCTAGGACTTACCTAGAGATAGGTGTATGTACAGGTTCTAATATTAACAACGTAAGGATAGGAGCAAAGACTGGTGTAGACGTTAACGATATTCGTGGAATAAAGGAAGGTATAGAGATGATTAAATCATCTTCTGATGACTTTTTCAGAACCAATGAAAGGAAGTTTGATTTGATTTTTATTGACGGTGACCACTCACAAGAGCAGTCAATGAAAGATTTTGAGAACGCTTTAAAATGCGTGAGTAATAAAGGTCTAATCTTACTTCATGACGTCTACCCTCCGAATTTAAAGCACATGGAATTAAACTTATGTGGTGGTGTTTACTTGAATGCTCAGGATATAAACAATAGATTTAAATGCGTTGTGTTTCCTTATGATTACGGAGTGATGATAGTTAATCCAAGAGTGACAAAAAACAAGAAAACACCTATTTTTGAAGGCAATGACTTCTTAGAGATAAAGGATGATGTGTTTAACTATGGTCACGAGGTAAGAGATATTTCAAACTTAATCACAGAGGACAAAAAAAGCTTTGATTTGTACGAAAAATCAGACGAAGAAATTAAGGATATACACCAAGAGGTATTCGGAAACAAGCCGAAAGGGAGGTATATAAGAGAAAATGTAATTGCTAAAATTGAAGCCTTTGGAAAATAAGATAATAATCACAGGTACGGGTAGGGCTGGAACTACATTTCTAGTTCACCTACTTACCCTTTGTGGTGTAGATACTGGATTTAAGAAAGAAAATGCGGACATCTTTATAGATAATAAATCCTTTGGAGGGCTTGAATCATCAAGTCACGATCCCTATGTCTTGAAGTCTCCACACTTCTGTGATAAGATTGAAGATTTAAATAGTAAATACTTCATTGACTACGTTATAATACCTATAAGAAGCCTAGAAAAGGCTGCCTCATCAAGAATTAGGGTTGGAAATAGCAATGGTGGTTATTGGGAGGCAACAAGTCAAGTTGGTCAAGAAATTGTTCTTTTAGAAAATTTTTATAAAGCGATTCACTCATGTGCAAAATTAAACATAGATGTTATACTGATTGACTTCGATGTAATTATGAGTGAAAAGGATGTGTTGTTTGTCACTTTAAGAAAGCCCTTCCCTAAATTAGATTACAACACTTTTATTAAATCTTACGATGAAATTTTTGATAAGAGAAAGATTACGCAATAGTTAAGCGGTTAGTTAACCGAAACAAAACCAACCTTTAAAAATCTTATCTTAGCGTAAATTGATAAGATGATTAAGATTATAAATAGGTCATACAATGATACAAAGGTCGACCAGTCTGCGGAATGGAATGAAAACCTAGGTATACTTAATTTTGGCAGAGGTAACGCTTTCCCTACGCATCTAATTAGCGAGATAGAATTTTCGTCTTGTGCAAACGCTTGTTTATCTGCTAAACATAAATTTGTAAGAGGTGGAGGTTTTGAGAATGAGTTTTTAAACACATTTTTAATAAATAGAAGCGAAGTTATTTCTAAGGTTGACAACAAAATAAGTCAAGATTTATCGTTTTTTGATGGTGCTTATGTGCTATTAACATTCAATTTTAAAGGTGTAATTAACGAGATAAGACACTTACCATTCGAGAACACTAGAATAGGTAAGATTGATGAATTTGGCAATCCTAAATCATTCAAGTATAGCCCTAAATGGGGGCATAAAGGGGATGAAGAAAACCCAGATGCTGATTTCATAACTGAATATGACGCATTAAATCTTGATAAAGAATATATATTAGAAAAAATAAAAACCACGACAGGAGGCTATAGTGGTCAGGTTGTATATTTGAGTTTTGAAAGACCTTCTAAGAGAATCTATCCTGTTCCATTTTGGTATTCTGCAATTAATTGGATAGGTATAGACGCTGCAATATCTGAATTTCACAAAAACAACATTGATAACGAGTTTCTTCTATCATACATGATCAAAATGGTAGGAGACCCTGATGAGTTGTTAAGAGACGCAGAAGGAAAAGAGACTAAGCAAACTAAGGGGGAAGCGTTTAATGAGTATTTGACCACTCAATTTGCTGGAACAAAAAAAGGGGGTAAAACTATTACTCTCTGGTCAGATGACTCACAAAACTTTCCATCAATAGAGGCGTTTCCAAACTCAAACAATGAGAAGCTGTTTATAGCTATGGAGGAATTGACAAAGAAAAACATAGTGCAAGCTTTCGGAATACCTAACCTAATAGCGAACATTGAGACGGCTGGAAAGCTTGGGGGGTCGGATGAAATTAACAACGCAGTCGCTTTGTTTAATGGTAATACAGAGATGTATAGAACGTTGCGTGAAGAAATGTGGGAGTTAATACTACAATTCTACAAAACACCATATAAAGGCGGTGTAAAAATTAAAGAATTTGAATTTAAAAATATAGCAAATGCTAATAACACTGGAGGATTTCAAGGAGCAAGTTCTAATTTCTGATAAGCTACCAGAAAAGGAAATAATTCCTCACATAAAACACGCTGAGGAAAGGTATTTAAAGTCTACTCTATGTAATGATTTGTACAGAGAGATAAGCGAATCAGTTATAAACTGCGACATGGACGCTAAGCAAGAAGAACTTATGACGTTTATAAGACCGTTCTTGATTCAAAAATCATACGTTCGGTATATTTCTTTCAATGGAGTAAAGGGAACGTCTCAGGGGCTTGTGACCATAACTGGTGACAACACAGCTACACTAACAGACAATCAATTGAACACTATTAAAAAAAGAGCTGAATCTGATAGCGAGTATTACGAAAATGAATTAATTAATTATTTAGAAAAAAATAAAGAAGTGTTTACTAATTACAACTGTAAAGGGTGTGTGGTTAACAAACAATCATTTAAAATAACAGCAATAGGCAAAAACCACGAAGGAGGCAAATTATTATGATTTACTATTTAGACAAAGCAAACAAATTAAGGATACCGACAGCCACAGAGGCTTATGTTCTGGTTAGATTTCAAAGAGAGTGTGGTGAGCATCTCTTTATAGGAACGGTTATAGAGTGTAACGGATACCAAGCAATTGAAGTGCCTATAGACTCTATTGATTTTGAAAAGAAGGGAAGATGGGAAGTTGATTTCTACGAGCAAGCCAGCGCGGTAAATGAAGATATAGAGTCTGCTTTGTTTATTGGAGATGATGAAATTTGGGTAGTACAAAACTCTCCTAGTTCATTACCTATACCACCTTCTAACGATGGGGGTCATGTAATTGAATACGAAGGAGAGGCACTAACTCAAAGGTCAAAATTAAACTTTATTGGAAATGTAGAGATAACTGATGAGGGAGACACAACACAAGTAAATGTTGGAAAAGTTCCTATTATTACAGAACTACCCGTAGGAGGTATAGTTGCAGACGCAAATAAACTTTATGTGTTACCTATAGGTGATGATACTATTACTATTGCTGATAGCGGTCATGACAACACTGGTAAATTGATTGAAATACCTATTATTAAATCGGTAGGTAGTGATGATGATTATACTGCTAATTTAGCGAATAAGAAAGGTATAATTAACATAAATGGAGTTATTGAAACAAGTTTATACAACTATACATTTGACCAAGCAAGTAATAGTAATTCAACAAGATATCATACAACAGTTTTAAAAATGCTTAATGGAAACATTATTAGCATTACTAACGAAACACAAGAGGATACACAACCAATTGATTATGTTACCCCTCTTGACGAGCCTAGCAACTTCGTTTGGTGGAAGTTTAACACAGGATTTTCTGGTTCGACAAACTTGTTATGGACTGACGTTATCAGTTCTCTAATAGCTACTAGTGTGGGAGAAGGTAAGCCACTTAACACGGGAGGAGAGGTATTGTATGACGGTGTAGATGATGGAATGAAAAATGGTGATGCAGCAATTATCAATTTGTTTGGCTCATTCCCTCTAAACGCAGCAGTTCACACCGTTGTGAAGTTTGATGATTTAGGAGGTACAAACGCACCACTATACTTAACTAATACTGGCAATGTAGATCCAGCACTTATACTCTGTGCCGCTAATAGTTCAGGACAACTTCTCTTCAATTTCAGAACAGACCAATCGCCAACAGATGCTGTGTCAGCGACTAGCACGGAGACCGTCAATAACACTACATACTACGTTGTTAGCTATGTGTTTAAAACAGCAAGTTCTTTAGACGTTGCTGGTAGTTTCGTTGATGTTTATTTAAACGGTGTATTGACATCAATAGCTGATTTAGACATCTCTTCAATAACTGACGCAACGCCATTGTTTAATGAACTTGGGTTAGGTTATCGCGACATCAATGGTGCTTCAAGTTTCTATGACAGCACATTAAGAGACGTGTTGATTCAGTCTTCGTTGACTAACCTTCAAGAAAACATGGATTACTTAACCGCAACCTTACCATAATGCCAAAGAGACACACAGAGCCGATAGGTGATTTATTTAACTGGACTGCTGGCGGAGAGGACTTCCCATTTATTGGCGGTCACGAAGTTTTAGTCGTTAAACCTGTAAGCGATGGGGTTAAAACCTACGCGCATCATCCTATAGGTATTGATTTCTATGGCAAAAAATACATAAGCCACACTAGGGCAGACGAAGATGAAGAGCAGCCTGGCATGCACACCATACTCCAAGTGAGTGATAATGGCGGTAATTCATTTAGTGAGGTTGGAGAGATACTTCCTGAGATGTCTCCTAAGCCATTAAGGTCTGCATTTGGAGCAGGTAGAATAAACTATCCTACTAAGTTTGTACCTATTGGTAGTCAGTTATATATGATTAGCGAGGTTAATGATAGAGATTATGCAGGGGGTGGTAATGTTCGTACACCTGTAGGAGTGTTAGCAACGCCTATTAATTCTGATGACTCTATTGGTACGCCAAAATGGGTGAATGCATATAATCCTAACACAGGAGAGGGTATCGCATCAAGGGGCGCACCTTATTCATCGTCTTATCCGTGGTACGATTTCGATGCTGATTTAAGAAAAAAGGTAAAAGAATACATTAACAGACCAAACTATTTTCCTAAGATACTATTCTCGTGGGCGGATGTGTTTAACCCTAATGGCGAATGGGCTGGGGAGGCGCTTGGTGAGCCTCAAAGCATTCAACCAATAGGTTATAAAAATTACTGGATTTATTGGAAGGACAACGGGAACGAGTTTAAGCCAGCTCAAAGAGGTAAGGATGGCGATTTCTTTCTCTCTTCTGTACCTGAAGAATACGCATCTACATCTATTCGTTTTATAAATTATAGAGAAGATATAATTTTCTTAATTGGCAATAGTCAGCGTAGTGATAGGGATGAAATATTTTTCGCTATAGGTAGAAGAAGTGTAAGTGATGGACGATTTAATGTAGTTAACGGAGACGTGTACAGTATTACAAACAATCAACGAATACTACCGCTTTTTGACGGTTTAAATAAGGATGATGGTGGCGAGCAGTTGCCTCACGCATGGATGTCAGCTAATGGTGATTTAAACCTGACATGGGACGTCACCAAAGAAGAGGTTTATTATAAAAAAATAAAGCATCAAAGATTAATTGAGTTAATAGGATGAAAAACATAACTGAAATAAAGACTACATTAATAGGGATAGCTTTGATATGGCTTGCTTACATGTTTTATACACAGGTAGAAAATCATAACGAAGTAAACCCTTTAGGGTTTCAAGCTATAATAATTTATGCTTTGTTATTGTTGGGATTTATAACAGTCGTAGCAAAAGATAGGCATTTGGATAGTTTTTTTGGTATCTTTAAAGATATAATGACAAGTATGATAAGTGAGAAGTTTGTTACGTATTTTGCTAGGTTTGTTGGTGTTGCTACCGTGTTAGTTACCTTTCTTTACTGGATGGGTATATTAATACTACCGCACCCAGAATGGACTAACATGACTATTAGAATAGGGTTACCAATGCTTATAGGTTGGGTTCTTATTATCTTTGACATTACAACTATTAAGGGTTTTATACTTAAGTTTATAACAAAAAAATGGCTTTAAATTATGGCGCACCACGAGGGAAATAACGTAACAGGAGTAGTATTATTTGTGATTGGATGGGTTACTAAGTGGATTCACGAGATAGAAAGCCTTAATACTATGCTTGATTTAGGTTTAAAAATAACTTCTTACATATCGTTTGGTTTGTTCATAATTATAAATTGGGATAAGATTAAAAGGTTCTTTAAAAAAACAAGTTGATGAAAGTAATTAACATCTATCTAAAGCGTAAATTCCTAACCAAGGAAAGCACTACAGGAGACTTCTTTTGTAAGGATTTAGGATTTCATTATGCAAGCATAGAAGACCCAGTTAGAGATGTTAAAATCCCTAAGTTAACCGCGTTTCCAGAGGGGGTTTATGAATTAGGTTTAAGAGATTTTAACGAAGATAGACCCGACTTATATAGCTTTAAAACTAAACAATATCAAAAAAGGTTTGATTGGTTTAAATGGCATATATGGATTAAGGATGTACCTAATTACAATTACGTTTATATACACATTGGAAACACTCACGAAGATACAGACGGCTGTGTATTACTAGGAATGTCAAGAAGCAAGAATAAAGTAAACAGTAGTGTTGACGCGTTTCATTCATTCTACGAGAAGATATACCCTTATTTAGAAGATGAAGATACCAAAGTATGTTTACACGTTGAGAACTGCTATTAACGGCTACCATATAACACAGATTATTATTTTGTTGTTTATATTAGTGTTGATGTTTGGTAAGTGTTTTATTTAGTACTTTAGATTAATTCATAGACTTTTACACTCTTTTTCATTCCTTATTTGGAAAGCATTTTTATTTAGTTTACCTTTGGGATAAATTAAATGTTATGATAACACATAAAAAATATATAAAAGCACAAAAATATTAGAATGAAAAAAGACAAGAGAATAGAGAAGATGCAAAACTTCTTCGATATGGGAATAAAGAAAACGGTATTCGCTAAAAAGATTAATGTGTCAAGGCAACACATAAACTGGCTATTGAGAACTAACGGAACAGAAGATTTTAGAATGTCGGGTAGTTTGTGGGATAAGATTGACAAAGGAATGAAGAGCTATAAGGCTTAACGCTTGGACTATGAATTGAAGCCCAATAACAAATGTTCAATTTACAAATTAACCTTGACAGGGCTTTTATTTATAGCCTTTGTTAGCATTAGTTTTTGTATGGGAATTAAGAAAGTAGCAAGACCAATGAATAAGGCAAAAAATGCTTTTGTTAAATGGCTTAAAGACAATAACGCTGATAATATTGATGGTTTAAAAGACCAACCTTCTGACAATGAATGGGATTATTATATGGCTATTTCTGGATTTATAAATGATAGTCTTTATTCTGTGTCATTTATGGTGTGGCAAGGACAAGAAAGTATTGATTATAGCGATGAGGAAAATCGATATACTAATATGAGTATAGATGAATTTATGCAGTTAGTAAATTAATGCTAACGGGCTAGCGGTATGGTTATGTAAGCCTACAACACCGCACCCAATTAGCAGATAAAATTTCAAAGGCTTATTAAATATACCGCTTGTTATGCACTGGCACGGGCGGTTTAACGAAAATTTAATTATGAAATACGACAGCAAAGCAGATACTCTACTGCACATTAAAAGAGTAGCACAACTACTAACGGAAGCATCAAGTGAATTGATTAGACGTGCTAATGTTCACGATGATTCAAAACTTGAAAGCCCTGAAAAGGAGTTGTTTGATGAGTTTACCCCAAAACTCAAAGATTGCACCTATGGAAGTGATGAATACAAAGAGTATTTAAAGGGCTTAAAAGTAGCCCTTGACCATCATTACGCAAATAACAGCCACCACCCCGAACATTACGGAAATGGTGTAAATGGATTTGACTTATTTGACTTAATTGAAATGTTTTTTGACTGGAAGGCTGCAACCGAAAGGCACGCTGATGGAAACATTATGAAATCCATTGAGATAAATAAAGGGCGTTTTGAATTATCTGAACAGCTTTGCGACATTATGAGAAACACGGCAGTTCGTTTAGGATACGATAAGTAGTGCTTGTGCATAATGGCTAAGGCTATGTTTCGGGATTGATTGCGGACAAATAACCACTAAAACAGAAGATAATGAAAACACCAGAAGATATAGTAAACAGATTTATAAAAGAAGAGGGAGTAGAGTTTGATCAGGAAAGAGATGATTGGGTACTTGAAGCCATGAGGGAATATGCTGAAATAGCAAGCAATACTGAAATCATAGGTAGTGTTATGCCTTGTTTTGAGTTTAGTGGTAAAGCTACTAAGTATAACCAAGGTGTAGCAGTAGATACAGACGGTATAGCACTATCAAATGACATACTACCTCATAAAGCTTATACACTTGAAGAAGGTGTTGAATATACAGTAAAATTGTATAAGGTATAACGACGGTTTGGCTAAACGCTGGCTGAACCCTGACTTTGATTAAATAACTGAACTTAAAAATTAAATATTAACCGCTACAAGGCACTGACAGCTTGCGTTTAGGTGTTGTTGTAGCATCGTAAAGCGAACGGAAATGAATAACGAAAATTGGATTGAAAGCAGTAATCCACCAAAACCAAACACACAATGCAAGGCAAAAACACCTGCTGGAACTGATGAAGTTGGACAGGCTTGGTTTGATGGAAAAAAATGGTGGAACTGGGAACAAGGTTCAAATGTAAAATTTGGATTGAAAGATGGTTGGGTAACGCACTACATTCCTTTATTTGAAAGAACAGAGTGAGCGTATGTGCTACAACGAGTTCGGGCTATGAGCCTGTACTTGTATGGCTTATAGCCCGTGTTGTAGGTA